GGTGCGGAGCTGCTCGAGCTTGATGGCCGCGATCTCGGCGTCCTTGGCCTTGAGCTTGGCCTCGAGCTCGGCCGCTGCCGCCTTGGCCTTATCGAGCTCGCTCATCTGCGCTTCCTTGAGCTTGCGGAGGTCCTCGGAGGCTGCCTTGAGCTGGTCGTAGTCGGCGTACTTCTCCCGTTCACGCGCCAGCCGCTCGCCGACGATCCGGTCGAGGTCAGCCTGCGTGAACGTCTTCCCGGGCTCGCCGCCGGCGCTGCCGCCAGACGGGGTCCCGGTCTGGTCCTGGCTTCCGCCAGTGGGGGTGTGCTTTGGGTCAGTGTCCATCTTGGGTCTCCTCTCCGGGCTTGACCGGCGCCCGTGGCCGTAGGATCGGGACCCTCGGGCCCCACAAACGCACCACCCCCGGGGAAGAACCCCAGGGGCGGCGAATTCTACCTCATGGACCGCGTCGACCCGCGCTGGACGGTGCAGAACGACCTTCAGAGCGTCACGGTCGGGATTAATACGCGGCTGTGGATCTGCAAGAAGCAAGGGTTCGTGCCGACGCTCATCCGCCTCGGGCGTGCGCACACTCGGCTACTACTGCGGGAGCACGGACTCCGCTACATCCCTAACCGGCCGTTCTCGACAGCAGCCGGCCTACTGCAGTGGGACCCGGACCGGCGGTGCATCACGTACGGCCGCCAGCGCGTCCCCATGAAGCTGAACGACAGGTTGATCTACGGCATAGCGGTCGAGGGGAAGCCGAGTGACCCAGAACGGCGGAAGCCTACTCCTTAGCGTCCTCCGTCTTCTCGCGAGACGGTGGCGGCGGGTACTCCCCAAAAACCTTACGGTAGGCCTCTCTGTAGGCCGAGAGGTTCTCTTCGGCCGACTTGGTGTAGTCAGGTCGCCAATCGATAAGGTCGAGCCCGCGCGGCTCATCCCTCATGGCTTGGACCACCTCACATACTCCAGGTCGTTCTCCGCAGCCAGGTCCTGCACGATGCGATGGCTGTGTTCCTTCCACGCCTGGTCGGCCGTCATGCGCCCCGCAGAAACCTCGGCCTGGAAGTGCCCATGGTGCTTCATGTTCAGCCGCTGGTAGTCGGCCCAGAATTGGACCGGGTCCAGTGTAGGCGTTGACGCCTTCCTGCCGATATAATAGCGCGTGCCGTCGTGACCCGCAACGAAGAGGCCCTGCAGTGACGCGTACTCCCAAAGATTGCTCAAGTCAGAGTCAGAGAACGACGAACTCCGCGGGTGATTGTGAGACATCAACAGCGAGCGCTGGGGCGCCGTCTCCAGGATGTCCACGAAGCTCTTGGGAAAGACCACCAGGTTCTTGGTGCCCACGACCGGCGCGTGCATCACCTTGCCCTTCAGGTCCGTGAGATGCAGACACTCGGTCCCGTTCTTGAGGCCGTGGTCCACGGCATCCTGTATCGCCTGGCTCGCGCCCTTGGCCGCGTCACCAGTCACTGTCTTGACCGGGATTCGCTCAGCCGCGCTGGGCGCGGATTCGAGGTCCAGGCTCAGCCCGTAGGCGTGCCGGCAGTTGTGGGCTATAATGGTGTTGGCGCCATACCAGCCCTCGACTGTCTGGAGGTTGTAGACATGTCCCGCGAACTCCTCGACCTCGACGAGGACGATCTTGTCCGACGATATCTCACCGGGGAGTCGCTCTATCAGCTTGGCCGGGATCTCGGTCTCTCCAAGGGTGCTATCAAGAGCATCCTGAGCCGGCACGGCGTGCAGACACGGAGCTTGGCCGAGGCTAGGCTGACTCGGCGTCTTCCTCTGGACGGCGAAGCTATCTTGAGGCGCTATCTCGCCGGGGAGACCAAGAAGGCCATCGCGCAAAACCTCGGGGTCAACCAGATGACGATCCAGCGGCGCCTTGCTGACTACGGGATTACGACTGCCCCGGATCGCTCCGCTGCAATGAGGGCTCGTTTGAACCGGACAACTCCGGCGGAACGGAGCCGCCTTGCTGAGGCAGCTCACGCCGCTGTCCGCGGCCGCAAGGTTCCGTTGGACGAGCTTGTTCGGCGAGCTGCCACACGAGAGGACTCCGGCTTGTGCAGCAGCGAGGGCGAAATAATCCTGGCAGACTGGCTCCGCGAGCGTGGCCTCAACCCCATTCCTCAGAAGGCCATCGGTCCTTACAACGCAGATCTCGGAGCCCATCCCGTCGCCGTGGAAATCTTCGGGGGCAACTGGCACGGCACTGGCCGCCACGCTGCCCGACTGCCCAAACGAACGCGCCACATCCTCAATGCGGGCTGGAACCTCTACATCGTTTGGGTCGCGGCCCCCATCCACCCTCTTGTGCCGCAGGTAGCAGATGACATACTGGCCTTCCATGAGGCGTCCAGCCGGGACCCATCCTTCCGGGGTCAATATCGGGTGGTTTGGGGTGACGGGCAGTTCTACTCCGCCGGCAGTGTGGATGATGACGAGCTTGCCCTCATACCAGCGGGTCATCGAGGCCAGTGGCGCAGGGCCAGAGACTAGCACGCTCCCCGGGAAGCAGTTCGGGTGAAACAGCCCCGCAGCCCGGGCCTCGTCCATCGTCGGGTAGCCCGGGGTCTTCCCCGTGAGGCTGAGGACGCGCCCCTCCCAGGGCGCGCATTTCTCACAGGCGCCGAGGTGACTGGAGACCTTCACGAGGTCGAAGCCGCCCTCCAGGAGCCTATTGCCCGTCCCCTGGATGTGCGCCTCCATCGTTGTGGTCCGGGCGACCATCTCAGAGTAGGTGCGCATGTTCCACTCCCGCCCGGCGGCATCCCGGAAGGACGTGATGCCCTCGGCCCGGAGTCGTGCTTGATAGTCCCGAGCGACCGAGCGCCAGTCCTTCGCGCCGATGATGCTTTGCCGGGTAGCCTCAAGGGCCACTCTCCTGTAGACGTCCTCGACCCGGCGCCCGATCAGGCCGGCCGCGTCGGTCAAGCGCTGGAACGTCGCATCAGCCAGAACCTTCACGGCCTGCTGGTGCACTGCGCCGAACCCGATGCTGACCTGCCGGCCCAGGGCCTTCACCTGCGCGTCGGCAGTCTCGGCCCCGGCCAGGTAGACCCGTGGGATGGCCTGCTCACACCAGGTGCGCGATCCCGTCACCAGACCCTCGATGATGGCCTGGACGTTGTCGAGGAGCGACCGTAGGTACCGTGTCTCAAGGCCTCGCGCCATGGCCCGGTCAAGCTCGCGGAGGATCTCGAGCTCAGCCTGCATGTAGAGCCGGGCCAGCCTCTCGGCCTCTTCCTCACTGAGTCTGACGAGCCGCTCGCCGGCCACCGGTTACCCCTCCTGCCCGGTCGCTGGCGGCAGAGTGACTGTCGGCCTGGCCGCGGTCGCAACGGGAGAGGTCACCGCCGGGCGATCAGCGCGAATGCGGTCCAGCTCTTCCTGGAGGGCCTCGCCGTCCAGTCCGTCGAGACGCCTTACGGAGCTCTCCACGCTCGTGTTGCCAGCAGAGAGACGTTGCGCCTCGACCTGGCTGGCCTCGACCTCGTCGCGCGGTAGACCATCCTGCCACTCGATAGTGATGGTCGCGAGGTCTACGCCTTCGAGGGCAGCCCCGAGCCGGAGGATCTTCTTCATCGCCGGCTCGAGGTTGGCCCTCAGCCTGTTGACCTTGCTCAGGGGGGCCATCATGAGGCGACGTAAGGCCGACCCGCTCTCCGCGAGGCCGGTCTTGAGCTGTCCGAAGGCCGCCGGCGAGGTCTCACTCAGGACGTAGAGCTGGTCGAGTAGGTAGTCGATCTCCTTGAACGCCGCGTCCAGCTGACCGTCCCAGGTGACATAGCCCGGCTTCTCTTCCCCCGGCTCAACCGGGAAGAACTTGCCGCCGCCCTTGTAGACCCATTGCCCCGTCTTCGGGTCGAGCTCGAGGGCGGAAGCCGGCCCGTAGAGGTTCGGGTCGGCGTGCTTGTCGAGGATGCGGCTGATCTGAGCGACCCGCGTCTCGATCTCTTGGAGGACGCTATCGAGATCCGAGTAGTCGTCGGTGCCGTGGACCCGGTCGGTAGTACGGAGGTTTGAGACCGGGACTACCAGAAAGTCGTCGACGCCGGTGTCCTGTACGGCCTGGAGCCCCGCATACTCAGCGAAAGTCTTGAGCGCCACCTCTACTTCCAGCTTGCCGTCCTTCATGCGGAAGAGGCGGTTCGCGATGCGACCCCGCTCGTGGACCTCGGCACGGAGGTAGTCCTCTCGCCGCCCACGGGGGCCGGGAACCGCGAACTGCCACGCGA